TTATACGCCCATTCAAAGGGTGCCAAGGGAAGTTTGAGGGTAGCGACTAGGTTATCAATACTAAAGATATCCTTCATGACACTAAAATCAGTCTCTTTGACTTTATTATACGCCCATGTAAAAGGTGATAAAGGAATAGAAGCAACACCAATCAAATTATCGATAGTAAAAATACTACTGATTTTGCTAGATACAGTTTCCCAAGCTGACGTCAATGTGCCTTTAATACCGCCTGCCGATGGCTCCCAACCTTCAAAAATACCTCCGATATCAGTGCCTATTGATGTTACAAATTTAGTGAGAGTTCCTTTGATACCGCCAGCTTTAGCATCCCATCCATCAAAAATTCCAGTTATACTATCAAACCAACCGGTTAAAGTGCCTTTTATACCACCAGCTTTAGCATCCCATCCATCAAATATTCCATTAAAAGATTTTGTAAAACTATCTGTTAATCCTGATAACGGACTTGAACTTCCGCCACTACCCCATGTCGTTGCTAATTTATCCCAAAGACTTGACCCTTTATCTGCTGAATCAGATAAATCAGTTGCTGACTTATTTAATTTAAATGCAGAAGTATCTAGAATTTCGGTATCAATAGTTACATTGGTTTGAGTAGGTTTTTCTAAGACAGGGATATTAGAGAATAAAGCACTTCTTGTTTCTGCATTAGCAATCTTATTTACCATACCACCTAATGCAAACTTAGGAAGTTTATCATTATTAATAGCATTAATCAAATTGCCATATTTAGCAGTTGATTTAGCATTTATAACAAATTCACCATTGGATAATCTAGCCATTATCGAATCAGATGTACCAGTTCCCGGGCCTACTATTGGACCGCCCTCTGCTTTGCCTGCAAAGAAGTCTCCAATCTTAGTAAAGAAACCACCTGTGGTTGCAGATGCTGAGGACACCCCAGGGATCATGTTAACACCTTTATCAAACATTTTAAAGATGCCTTCGCCAAGACCTGATGCCATATTTTCAATAGCACCGCCTTTACCCATACCTAATGAATTAGTAATACCTGCCGAGAAAGAACTAATCGTAGAATCAATTAAATTTTGTTTCAATTTATCTGCAAATGTTTGAAATGCAGATTTTCCATCAGCTTTCTCATTATGCATTAAGCCTTTCAAGGCATCATTAAAACCACCACCAATACTAGAAGCAAACGCAGATCCAGCTTCTCTTGCTAATTTAGCACTCGTGTTTTTAACGCCTTCAGCAACACGATTCAATTGGAATTCTAAGCTATCTATTTGAGCTGCAATTTCATCAGTCGGCATCCCCTTCGCTTTGGCTGCAAGTAATTCATTATCTTTTGCTGCCAATTCCATTCTTATATCGTAAGCTTTTGCTAATTGAGCTTGGCTAGCTGATTCGATATCAGAAGGGTCAAATACTTTATGGATATTATCTGATAAAACACCTTTGTACATATCGATAGTAGATTTACCAGCTACATTAGCTTGAAGTCTTGTAGTTTCACTAAGAGGGCTTAAGGCTTTATCTAACGCGTTTATAGCTTGTGGCTTTATATCTATTGTAGATATAGGCGCTGTTGGTATAGCTATTGTTGGCTGTGTTACCGGCGGTAATATGACTGGTGAAACCTGCGGCATTACATTAACAGGTGTTGTAACAGGAGTAGCTTTACCTTTTAACTTTTCGTACTTAGCCATTACCTTAGGCACATATGCACGTGTTTCAGGATAATCAGTTAAAGCATGATGTACTTTTTGACCTGAAATACCTGCATTATAAGCAGCAATGATTTGTCGAATATCACCATTAAACTCAATAAATAGATCTTTAAGATACTTTGCTGCGCCTTCAATACTTTGTGCAGGATCGTTTTTATCCGTTACTCCATATTTCTTAGCTGTTGTATCCATTAATTGGGTAAGACCTACAGCGCCTTTATTACTCACTGCATTTGGATTATTTGAACTTTCAGCACCAACTATAGCTGCAATTAATGCTGGGTCAATATCGTTTCTAGCGCCTGAAGCTACATACATATCATTGTATTTACCCAAGCCTGTGGTTGTTGGTGCTACTTTACCTGTTACTGCATCAGCAATAATTTTAGCACTATCAACATAGCTTGCACTAGTACTTTTCAATGTCTCTGTATTAGTGTTTAAAGCTGTTATTTGCGGATCTAAAGGTACAGCTAATAGATCTTTAAATTGTGCTTTTTGCACATCGGTAAATGCTTCAATAGAGCTATCTACAACTCTTCTGAAATCTTCTGGGCCTTGAGCAGTATTAATTATACTCTTAATAGCATCAGGTAGATTATTCATCTCCAACAGCGTTGAGTACTCAGTTTTAGCTCTTGCAGATTCTTTTACATCCATACGTGCTTTAGGCGATAAAGCTTGTAACCCACCAGCAGTAATATTGAAATCAGGATATGCTGCTTTAATTTTATCTAAACCGGCTTTAATACCATCTGTTAATGCTTCTTCAGTGGACTTTGCAACGTTACTAATAAATGTTAGCATTGGCGCCGAACGAGATAATTCTTCTAAAGTCTTCATTAACTTTTTAGATTTATCAGAGAAGATATTTTCGTCTTTAGATTTTTCTAATTCTAATTTTAAACGTTGAGATGCACCTATTAACGTGTTACCAAGAGAATCGCCCAATCTAGTAAAATCAAGATTAGATAACGATGCACCAAAGATATCTTTTACATAACCTACTTTATCTGTTGCTGTAGCTAATGTAACTTTTAACTTGGTAGCTTCTCTTTCTATAGCTGTTAGATCTTCTAAAGCCTTCTTAAAGTCTAAGGGGTTCTTAGCAAATGTTAAATTTGATTTAGCAATTTTTGCATTCTTACTTAATTCAAATAGTGTACCACCAAATTGTTCAACAAAGCCAGCCATTCTCTCTACACTTGAAACACCAACTTCAGAAAATGCTTGTTGCATTTCAGAGCCAGTCAAATTTAGTTGTAATTTAAGAACTTCAAGTACTTGAGTTGCTTGTGCTATCTGTATAGTATAAGCTTCCATTGATGCTTTGGAAGTCCCTTTTACCATTCTCTCTTTTTCAAGATTCTGAACAACTTGTGCCTGTCTGAATAGAGCATCTGTGAGATTAGACGTCGAGCGTAAAATTTCAGCACTATCTAAACCTGCTTTGGCAAATGTTGCAGAAGTTCTTTCAGGGCTTCTTGTAGCCAATGCAGCATTGGTAATAGAAAGACCCGTAGCAACTATACCAGCTTTTCTTGTTTCAGCAGCTAATGTATCTGCACGCGTAAGATTTTTACTGGCTAAAAGATCGTCGACTATTTTGAGTTGATCACTATAACCTTTTAATAAAGCCAAATCAGTAGGAGTAAAGAATTGCAAATCAGTGTTCTTGACTTCAGTATCGATTCTATTAATCACTGCTAATAATGTCTCAGCACCAGCAGTATCAATAGAAAGCTTTGCAGCTTCCATTGTATTTTGACTGGCTTGTAAAGCCGTCTGAGGTATATTAGGAATTTGACTTTGTATAGATGCTGCTTGATACTGTAATGCTGCTTCTTTAATTTTGTCAGGACTATAACGTCTTTTTAGTTCCTCAGGATCTAACCCCATAGCTTTGATAGCGTCTTGCACAAAGAGCTCTGAACTTACTGGATCAGCTTTGAGAGCATCTATTAAAACCTTACTAGCTTTTTCTTGTGCCTGTATTAACCCGTCAACACCCAATCTTTTAGCATCTTGCGATTGATTATAAGTATCTTGTAATGCTTTAAAAGCGGCTTCATTATCTGCTTGAGCTTTACCATATGCAGCTTTAAACTCTTCCGTCTCGATTCCAGGGATAGTAGTACGCTTAGGGCCAATACCCATATAATTTTCTACTTTAACTTTCTTATCGAAAGTAGCAGGATTAGGTAAAGGGTTGCTTGCATCAAACGCAGCTCTAGTAGTTTCTCGAATATTAGAAGTTCTAAGTGCATTAAGCTTAATAACTGAATCAGCAGCATCTTTCACTATTTTTGCATTTGCATCGGCTAGCTCTGAAACGCCTGCTACAGTCGGAAGACCAGCTTCCTGAAGAACTTTTGGTAAATCTACGGATGGTCTTTTAGTAGATATTTTAGCATCTTCAATTGCTTTTGTTGCAAATTCTTTTAAGACCAATGCATTAGTTAATTTAGTAAAGTTCTCATTATCAGTAGTTACTTTTTCATTAGTAACAACTGTAAGCATTTGAATACTACTGTTGAGTTCTTTAATTAAGTCTTGAGTTGTATTAGTTGTTAAAAGATCTAGTGTTACGCCAAATTTATTTAAACCTGTTTGAACAGCTTGTGCAGGCGCCGAATATGCCATTGCCTTTTTATTTAGCTCAATAAGGTCTTCAGCTTGTTTCTTCAGAGCTTGAGCAATTTTGATTTGGCCCTCTAGATTTAACTTAGCTGCAAGTAAAGTCTTATCTCTCATTTTATTAAGAGATTCATCAGATTGCATAATAGCATCATTATTGTCTAGCTGTCTTCTTCTAAATTGATTTAAAGCTTGTTCAACTTCATATAGTTGAGCATTCAGCGAGTCTACAATCAATGGCGCAGCTGAAGTGCCTTGTAGTTTAGCACTTCCTTTAAACAAGTCTACAAGATCGGCTCTTCCTTGGAACTCTGGCAAACCTCTTCCACTATTTTTGGTCAAAGCTGCTTGATAATCTTGTGCAGCAGTGTCACCTATTGCAAAGTTCTTTCTAAACTGAGTTGCTAATGTTTCTGCAGGTGCTCTATATAATGCTGTAAAGTATGCAGAATTAGTTAACTCCTCTGCGGCTTTAACTTTATATTCAATACGAGGTACTGCAAGTTTGACATCGAATTTACTTGATGCAATAGATTTGCTAACAGCACGTTCAACAATTCCAGCTTTCCCAACTGCTTCAGCTTTCATGTTGGCATCAATTACTGTGCCTTCCTCATCATACTTTGTTTTGAGTTCTTCTAATGATTTAGATAGGTTTTCAATTGCCTTCTCTTGTCTTGCCAATTTAGCAGGATCTACAAGATCTTTATTTACAGTAGATACATCATAGTTTAAAGCAATACCTTGTTCTTGTGCAAATTTGGCTAACTCTGGCGACAAACCTGTTTTAGCTTCAGCAGGTTTAGTTCCAAAACCCATTATTTCTTTTATGCTTTTTCCAAGTGCTTTAAGCTGATCCCAGATTGTCCCGTCCCCAAAAAGCCACATAGACAGCAGCCCTGCAGCCGTAAACGCCAAGCCTACCCAACCGAGTAGCGCACCAAAAGCCGTGCCGACTAGCCGCCCCAGTGCTGAAAAGAAGTATGTCCCCACTTTGAAACCCAGAAACGCCCCGAATGCCGTAGCTTCAGTCGCGTATTCAGGTGCATCAAATAGTTTATTTGCCGCAAAACCACCTGCAAATGCGCCAAGTAAAATTGGAGCTATAAACCCTAAAGCGGGTACTAATGACGATAGGAGAGTCGCACCCAGCGTACTACCAAAAGCTCTAAAGGCTATTGTGCTTGCTCCAATGAATGCCTGAACTCTTGTGGCACCACTTGTCATAAGTAAGCTCATGGCTCGTTGGAATGTTGTGACAGTCCCCGCAGCCGTTCTCATGAATGTGCCGAGTGTTGCCATTACGGTCAATGTTAATGAAATCGTAAACAATTCCATTGAGCTAAGAGTGCCTTCAATGCCTTGTAAAAATGATCTACCTACATCAAAACCGTTATCATCAACCGTATTGCCCATACTAATAAATATAGCCGATATAGCTGTACCTAATATTGCACCCAAAGGACTAAACATAAGCCTGATCGAAGATGCAAGTCCAGGAAGCGCCATTGCTCTAAATTTAAAAATCAAACCGGCAGCAAGTGTAGTACCCAATACTAAACCTAAAGCATAGATAGTGGAGTTTGCTAAATCATGTGATTTGCCTAAGAAACCAGCGACGCCTGAGAATGCATTTGTTAAACTTCCAGCAATACTTCCAAAAGCTTTTGAAATACCGTTTGCTGTATCTTCACTTACAGGCAACATATCACCTATACGTTTTCCAAGATCTGCAGAAGACTCTTCCAATAGTTTAGAATCCTTTTTGAAGCTTCTAGCAACCATTGTAAATACGCCGGCAGCTACAACTACTGCACCTAGTAAGCCAGCACTGGGTAACATCCACACGCCTCTGAATACTTTCAATGCAACAACCAAACCATATGTGGCTGCAACAGCTACACCAGCGTAAAATGCCCATGTTTTAAACATGTCAAATATTTCTTTAAACGCGGGGGCTGTTACACTTCTAACATTATCTGACCATTTCATAAGGTCGGTCAAAGGGCCTGTTTCTACTTTTGGAGCTTCGATGGTAGGTTTATTAGATATTAATACACCTTTATCGTTGAATTTAGGTTCCGAGAATGGGACTTCAGATGCCGAGGCTGATCTGGCAAAAGCAAGAGCACCCACTGTAAGAGCCAATAAGCCTGTCATTTTTAATATCGGAGCCATTGATCTCCACAAGGTATTTGACGCTGCAGCACTACCTGTCATCGTTATTCCTAGTGCTTTTATCTTTTCAATCATCCCAGTCAAACCAGGTGATGCTGTAATAAGACCTGAAACCATTTGACCCATAGAGTCACGTACAGCCATTTCTGCAACGACTAAACTACGTCTCCAACCAGCTGCATTAGAGGTTATGAAATCCATTCTAGAGGATGAACCGCCCAATAGAAGAGCTTCCATAAATGTCCCACCTCGAGCAGTGAGTGCGGCTGCTCTGCTCAAAGTACCTGTATAGATTTCATTTGTTATCGTTGTGATTCTTGAGGCAAGTGTTGCGCCCACAGCACCAGTTGAAAAGATGCTAGCCAAACCTACAGCGCCCATATCAATAAAAGCTTGATGTATTAATAAGCGTAATGGGGTGAACACCATCTCCATGAATAGTGTTGGTAACGATTTACCAAACAACATCATACCCGCGAGAAGACCTTCAAATAAAGCATGTCCCAATGGATTCCCTTGGAATACAGTATTAAATGCGCCCAACATATCTGCAGCTAATAATAATGCACTACCGTAAAATATCTTACGACCGGGACCAAACATACCTTGAGATAATGCAGATACAGCAGCATTTGTTCCCGCATTGTTTACACGAATACCGCCACTAAAGAATTTAGCAACTACACCTAGTTTCTTTTGGAAGCTTTCAATTCTCTTTTCAAATATTCCAAAGTAAGCCAAAACACTTAATACACTATTTCCAAAGAAATATGTCCCAAGAAGACCTAGCGCTGTGCCTAAACCAAACGTATCTGCAAATGAGAAAATACCTGTTATAGCTGCACCTAAGAAGCCAAGGTTTTCTAAGAACCCTCTCATTGCTTCACCGATAAAGCCAAAGCCTAATGATAATAATTTTGGCAATCTATCTATAAAACTCCCAAAGAGTGAGCCTACGAATGCACCTGCTGCTTGACCTGCTTCTAATGTAAATACACGTACTACATCAAACTGCTCGAATATTGCAATAAAGGATACCCAAGCCTGAGTTGCAATCTTTTGCAAACCTGATTGAAATAGAGATTGTATATTCCCTTCCGAGAATAACTTAGGTAACATTTCATAACTTAATTGCGCTGAAACAGCTTGAGCAAATGCAATGCCTGCTGCAATCGCTGGATCATTATATGCAGCCGTCTTTATTGAAGCTACAGGTTGAGATACTTTATTAGCTAATGAGTTTAATGCACCACGTGTTGTAGAACTAATATCGGTTACAAGCTCTTTGGTGCTATTTTTGAGTCTATCAAATGTAGTACTATCAATTGTAACTGAAAGACCAAATACATCTTGAACATTACCAAGAATAGAAGCAGCGCCAGCTGTTGCAACATCTTTAAAATGCCCCACTAAATCCATTAATTTATCATTAAGACTTCTTATTTTCTTTTCTGCATTCGTAGTATTGATTGACAGCATCTGCGGCTTTAGTGGTCTAAACAGATTACTTGTAATATCATATATCTTATTGAACAATACAACAATTTTATTTGCAAAGTCTTTAATATTATCTAATGTTTTTGTCGTGAATACTTTAGCAGTACTTTCAATTTCAGACATTAAATCTGTCCACCATGAGTGCGCAATAACTTCATCATATATTTTGAAGAAGAAATGAACAGTCTTTTCGTAGAAGTTCTTTATTACTGCTAATACACGATCAAAAGTAGCTGTACTGTTAAGTATATTACTAAGCATTTTACCGAAGTAATCACCTGTAAGACGACCTTTAAATATATTTTTAATATTAGCTAAGGTATTTGCAAGTAATGAAATAGCTTTGTTTAACCCTGCTTTAAATAACGAAGCAAAATCTACATCTATTTTGAAAATACTTTTTAAATGAGTTCTTATACTTGAAGTGACAACTTTTAATTTAGCTACAAAACTATTGGCTATTGCTGTTATGCTAGAAAGAATTCCATCAAGATTAAAAGCTTCAGCATAACTTTTAGTGGCATCTTTTAAATATACAAAGAAACCTCTGACACTCATTACAACTTGATGTAAGCCCTCTTCTATGTAATAAATCATTAAATCAAATAAAGAAGGGTTTAATGATAATATTAAAATCTTAGATAAACCATTGGCCCACAGACTTATAGCATCTGTTAACGTAAATAAAGGCTCAAGTATTTTTCTAGAGATGGTCCCTAGAAACCCTAGACCAAGACTATCTAGCACTTGTCCAAGTACGTGGAACATGCCACCAAGTCGACTTCCAAGTACATCTAATAAACCGAAATCAGGGCCTATATTAAAAGCTTCACTTAATGCATTTAATAACCTAATACCGTTTTTTAAAATACTTTCAGGAATTACTGATTTAAGTACTTCACCGAATTTGCCAAAGATTTCTAGAATAAAACCAAATTCAGTATGATTAAGTGCATATGCAAATTGACCAATAGCTTTTGTCATTGCTTCAAATGTCTCAATAACAATACCTTTTAAAGAATCGCCAAATGTTATCAAGTTTCCTAGCGACATCATTACTTTTAAGACTTTCTTTGCTAATATTTCGGGCACCAATGAAATAGCCTGTGTAACCATATCCATGATAGATACGATTTTTATTCCAAAAGATGATACAACAAAAGTAATAAATCTTTCGCCCATAGCGATACCGAGATCCATAGCTCTGCTCATAATCCCTGGCATTGCTACAAATACACCTAAGAATCTATTCTTTTCAAATTCTTTTAGAGCAATACCCATACTGGCTAATTGCCCAATTACCAAATGAATTGCATTTGTCCAACCGAATTTAAGAATCAATACTGTTCTTTGTAATAGAGATGTAAAACCAAAAGCATCTGCAATCAATCTTACTTCTCTTAATATAATTCTTAATCCAAATATAAATGGATAGGTTGCATTAGACATTGTTACAGCCGCAGCTGCTAAGTTTGTTCTGAGATTGACACCAAATTCATAAGCGTTGTCTGTCATCTCTTCAATCATTGCAGCAATTTTAGCGATACCCCCGCCTGCCAACGTACTGAGGCCTAGGCCATTTATCAATTCACCAAACATAGCTCGCATACTACCGCCAAGTCTTTCAACTTGTGAAGTAAGGCTAGGTGTGAATGTCTTAAATTTCTTTTCAATTTCACCAGCCTGTGATAGTATTCCTCCAAAAACAATTTCGGAAGTGAGCCTACCAGCGTTGGCCATATTACGTAATTCACCAGTTGAGACATTTAAAGAGCTAGCAATAGCTTGTGCTACAGGCAATGCTTGTTCCATAATAGAGTTAAATTCTTCACCACGAAGAACACCCGCGCCTAGACCTTGACTAAGTTGGAACATTGCTGCTCTGAAACCTTCCGTGGTTCCACCAGCCATAACACTTGTCTGCTGTAATGTTCTCGTAACAGCAATTAAAGAGTCGGTAGTAGGTTTTAAATCACGCGTACTGTTCCCTATTGTGGCAAACAAATTAGCTGTTTCTGCCAATGTTGAGTTGGTTTGAGATGCAGTTAATTTTAATGCCCCATATGCCGCTGAAAGTTGAGACGTGCGCCCTGTAACATTTGCTATCTTATTTTCAATCTGTGTGAATTCAGAAGATATGTTTTTAACTTCATTAGCCAAGTATGCCAATGAGCCAACAGAGATTACAGTTGTAGCTAACTTTTTAAAGCCACCAATTGTGCTAGCTATATTATTTGATATATTACCAGCTACTTTATTTAATCTTTCAAGGTCTTGTTGAGCCTTGTCAGCCCTGGCTTCGACCTCAATTACAATACCTGTCATTTGTTTTCTCCATAAAAAACCCCTCCACTAATACCATAAAGGTAGTAATAAAGGGGTATTGTTAAGTTGGTGTTACAATAACACCGTTTGCGCTAACGTTTTGATTCGCTAACAAAGTTCTCTCAATGAAATGAGAAGGTGCTTGTTTACTAGAGCCAGTATTCAAGTCATCTATGTATTCTACTTCATTAACTATCTTATTGTCTCGAAGCTTCCATCCGTCACGTGCTCTACCCGTATCAACTGGTGTTGCTTCTTTTAACGCATCTATTAATTTTAAAGACTCTCGCTCTAAGATTGTTTGTGATCTTTTTGCTAGCTCGGCTTTAAAATCAAGATTGATTTTTACTGTCATAATTTAAGAGCCTCACCACCGACAGCCATAGCTATCTTCTGGAAGAACCCAGAGCGTTTAAAGTTCTCAGCATTGAACCTTCCTTCCTCTGGTTGATCTTTACTTTTTCGATTATAGATTGCATCCAATGAAGAAAACAAATTCCAAGGTTTTTCTTTGACACCTTGTGCTTGTATCAGCTTAGCCGCTCTATCGTCAGCTCTCCACTCAAAGGGCCTTTGTTCAAAGTAGTTGAGCCATCCGAGAAACTCATCATAGGGCATCTCATCGACCAACTTATAGACAGGCATTCTTAAATGGAAAGCTATTTCGTAAATCGGTAAATCGTTATCGCTTAAGCAGACTTTCCCGCATCAGACGCTTGGCCTAATCCAGAATATTTCATAATTTCGTTCGATAATTTAGATAATTCATCCATAGGGAAGTTATCAAATTCTGAATCATCAAGATCTGCTCCGCCTTCAACGGCAGAACGAATAACAGTCTTTAAGAGTTCTAAACCAGCTGTATCATCTTTTTCGATGTTAGCAGCTTTAGATTGGATTTCAAGAACTTCAGCTACAGTGAGCTTAGAAATCTTAACATCACTGTTTAAGAATTTAACTGTTTTGGTCATTTTTTGGCCAACTAAATTTTTGATACCTTTTAATTCAGACATTTTAATTTCCTTCTTTATATTGATTAATTTTGCGTTCATCTAATTGCGCTCGCATTTGGTGTAGAACTGACAAGGTTTTAAAAGCTTCTGTATGTTTTTCAACAGATAAAGCTCCATCTTGTGTACGTTCGAATGTTTTATTGATACTGACGTCAATGCTTTTCAGCATATGTTTAACGGTTACTCCGATAACATAGTCAATACTGAATGGTGTATTTTGAGGCATTTCAATTCCTTGATATGAGAAAGTAACGGGATTTAAAGCCTCCCGTCAAGGCTAATTTACACTTAGTGTGTATACGCGCCTTTAACTTCAGATTGAACTGAAATAGTTAATTTAGCTGTTAATGCATCTGTTAAACTTGGTGTTACTTCCAAAGCTTCAAATTTACCAACAAAGTAGAATACTGAATTTTTGGTTGTAGAAAGATCAGCAGTTGTATAAGTGCCGCCTGTAGGTGAAGCACCTAATAATGCAAAACGGAACAAGTATAAAGTTTGATCATTAATAGCTGGACCTGCAGCCAAACCGCCTGTTTTACGTAATTTATTATCTTCCCAAGCAGAAGGAATATAGTTCAATGTCAATTCCATGTTTGGAGAATCAGCTTGACCTTGTACTTGTTTAGATGTTTTAGAACCGTATTCAGGAACTTTAACGATGTTAGCAGGTGTACCGAACGCAGGGAATTCTTTTACGTTTTCAATACGTGCGTATTCACCAGCAATAGCAGGCGTATCCAATGTATAGTCAACAGTAGTACCGAATGCATCAAAATATTTACCGAGTTTTGTTGCAATAACAGCAGCATCAGCACCAGCAGTAGCTGTGTTGAATTCAGCAAGAGTAACACCATGAGCAGTTACAGCCATGTCAGAAAACATTACAGTGGTTAAAGAGTTAATATGTGCCATTTTTATTCCTTGAAATTAAGTTTGACTTCCGAAGAAGTTGAAAGTGATTGAATAACTGCTTTTAAATAATGCCTTATTGTCTTTATCTTCAGCACCAATGCCCATAGTACTAAACCCAAATTGAGTTTGAGTATTTGACTGTGATGTTATAGATTTATTAACTAAGTAATTATCTAATTTATCTGCTATTTCTAAGATACGTCTTGTACCTTTTCCTGCAGCTATAAATATATCGATAATGAGTATTCCTTTAATGGACGCACGATTAATACCGGTTCCACTAGGAATTACAGAAACACGAATAAATTCGTTACTGCTATTCACTGCTATATAATTTGTCGGGAATGTTTTTATATTTTCATTTATCCAAGCTGGGGAAGCGAAAACGCTAAACACATCTTGTTCCAAGTTAACATACTTACCCATTATAGAGTCCTGCTAAGTTGTAATAATGTAGTATAATTGTTTGAATTAATCGCTGAGACAACCTTCCACACCACAAGATTAATACTGACTTCAGTATAAATATTAAGCGGTCCGGCATCTTGATTCTTTACTAACAATTGCATAGTTTCCGAGGATTGTGTCTTTACAATTTTCGAGGGTATTGCTTTCAGAGTAATATTTGATATAGTACCAGTGGTTACCACACCAGAACTAAAATCAAATTCTTGAGTATTTGGTTTACTGAATATTACATCAATAGCCAAATCTTTACTCATATTAAATGCCAAAGTTAATTGTTTTCCTATTAAGGCTTTATAAGACATTAGTTTGCTCTCCACCATGAATTCTTACCATTATTACGTAGTAATGGGGCCAGTGAAACACGAACACGTTTAGGGAATTTACTTGGTGGAATAATTGCATTTAAACTTATGTCACCAATACCTAAATTCTTAACACGTCCTGCATCGTCTAACAATCCATCATTATTTAATAAATGATAAGCTAGTTCAAAAGTCGCAACAATAATTCTAAGTGGTACTGTACTACTTAATACTACAGGCATCCCTATTTTGGGGTCAAAATATTCTGCATCCTTCCGTGGAAACGCAAGAGATTGTGTAGCATTTGCGGCAATACCGATCCACTCAAATTCGTCTAATAGACTCGTGGCTGTGCAAAGAGCTTGATTCTTCTGAATCTCAGGAGCATCAGTCCATGCCGCCACATCCAATTTATTTTCGAAATAAGTATTGGCCTCTGTCATATCAGCATAAGAATTCACACCTTTAACGAGTGCCATAACCTACTCCTTAAGCGTGGAATACTGGTAAGATACCTAAAGACAATGCAGATGAAGCTTTACGTTGCCATGTACCACGTGCGCTAGCAATAGTAGTTGTAGCTGTAAGAGCTTTAGAAACACCGCCTTCAACAACGCCCATGTAATTTGCATTAGATGGGAATTCAGTTACAGCACCATTCCAGTTATAGCCTGCAGGAGCCAATACATAGCCCCAACGTGACCAGATAGAAGTAGTACCGCCACCTTTGTATTTGTTAGCATCACGGAAGACTTCAGTTGAGTCAGGAACCATCAACGATTCCATAGCGATTGCACCAGGCAATACGATGAAAGAAGTTTTAGTTGAAGCAGCATTCAAATCAACACCAGCACCAGAATTAAGCATAGTTAATTCAGCAGATGATAATGATTGGGCAGCACGTGTAGTGATTAAACGGAATTTACCATTAAAGATAGTGTTAAAAGTAACATTACCATCAACGATAGTTGTTTCATCAACAAAGTTAGCTGAACGGAAAGAAGCCATAGTTTCAGGAGATACAACTAAGTATGCCCAATCTGGTTCATAGTCTTTGAATGCCATACCGAAAGCATTCAAGAAACCTTCTGCTCTGGCAGCACCTTGTACAGCTGCAGTTGCAGCAATAACTGGTTTAGAACCACCTAAATCAACATAGAAACCATAACGTGAGCTAGTTGGGTCATTGTCAAATGTTTGGCCACCTAAACCTGTCGAGCCTGAGCCTGTTGCGGTACCGTTAAGTACTTCAGAGATAGCTACACCTTTCAATACAGAAAGAATAGCATCATGTTCGTCTTGCGCACGAGTTTCACCGAAATCACGACCGATCTTAGCAAGACCGTCCATTTGGGTTACTACTTGTGTCATATTAACTTTTTCAGCACCATGAGTACGAACAGTTTTAATGTAGGTACTGAAGTCTGATTGGAAGTTAGTTTTAGCACCATCAGTAGCATCTGTTAAAGACGCAACGTTAACCGTAGGGTTCAAAGGTTTCAACCAACGCATTTGACCAATAAAGGTTTCGGTTGTAGTGTCAATTTGCGGATTACTTGAAGTAATGCCTGTGCTTGATAATTTCTTTGCGTTAGTATAAGCTTCGTCGCTATATGCGCCTAATGCTTCTTGTAATACATAATTGTTAGTACCACCGGCTTGGCCGGAAGTATAACTTGTGCTTGTTGCAGCCATTGTTATTCCTTAGAGTTGTTTAGCGCCGAAGAGTTCCTTCAGCGGCACGTTTTAATACTTCTTCTTGTGATAATTTAAACAAAGATTTGTTGGTATTATCAGAAGTAGCTGTACTATGGGCGCCTGACGTTCCACCACCTGATGAAGTTTTAGGTTTAAAAAGAAATGAATTATCTTCTAATTCAGAGAATTGTTTAATAAAGGTTCTTAAATCGGTTCCACTCTTGTGTGTCCAGACTCCTAATTCATTTTGAACTAATTGGCTGGCTACATCCATATAAGCCATATCTAAGGCTTTATCACTTCTAAACACATAACTTGAGAGAGCGGATTTAATCTCGGCATCTCTGGCAAGTTCTAAGTTGCGTTTTACTAGCACTTCCACTTTTGCATTGGCTTCTGCTAACTGAAGTTCATAAGCTTCTTTATATTTACCATCATCTTGTAGTCTTTTTAATTCAGCTTCTTTTTCTTTTTGTTCATACTCAGCTGCTTTCTTAATCGCGGCATCTCTTTCAGCGTAAGCTTTATCTAGATTTGATTTGATTGGTTGTAAAGCATCTTGGATTTTCTTTTCGATCGCATCCACAGGAGGAGTGGGAATAATAGTATCCGGAGTAGGAGCAGGGGTTTCGATATTTTCATCTGTGGTTTCTGTAGACATTTGTTATTTCCTTTGAGTACAACTCGTTATTAAGTACAGATACAATCTATACCTTGGAATATTTAAAAATTAAATTTAGGGTTAATTTAACGGGGTTTATTAATGTTATAAATAGAGTACCCTTTATACTTTACCCTTAGATACCTCTTAGGGTTAATGATTAGGGAGGGGATAAAGAGAGGGACTAACTACTAATAACTATATATTAGGGGGGCGGGCGAAGGGGTTAATTTAACGGGGTTAAGATAACGCCAAAGACCAGAGCTTCCAGTTTGGAGTCCAGAAGGGTCTGATCCTTGACATTAAAATTTACCTAATTAACCAATACCCAGTCATCTGATAGTAAATCGGTTTGTGAAGCTAACCACGGAACTCTTGCATCGAGGTGATTCGTTGGTGCTGTACCACTTGCAGGCGTTGTTGGGTAAGCCATAAAAATATATGGAAGCGTCATTTTACTATTTGCATCAGGTCTTTGGAGTTCAAGCCACAAGCCTTTTCCATTCCAACCTGAACGTGCCACTTTATGGTCTGATTTAAGCATATCTAATGCATGACTAAAATTCATTTGTGTTTCGCTCCGCATACTGTGCATGTAAAACCTTTCTTTAGGTCTGAATTCATTACACGCATTTGCTTACCGTGTAGTTTATCTTGCGCTTCATGTTTACATGTACAAGTCTTAATTTCTGCGTTCATATTGTTGCTCCTTCAGCCTATGCCGTAAAAACCCCAATCATCTTCAAATTTAGTTGGATCAGGGATGGGTGATAATATATCCTTCTTAGTAAGGATGTCTGATTTCTTTAATACCTTGCCACCGACAACTGATACACCTTCAACAGGTATTAAACCTTTGTCTATAGCTTCTTCTAAATATTTGTCATATAATTCTTGAGGTAACCCTCTGTTTAACATCTCATCTAATGTTGTTTTAACAGGTGTAGCATCTAATGTTCTTGCATACAAGCTCCTAATACCATCCCGTGCTTCGAGCATATCTGCGGCATTAGCGAAGAACGCGTCGTGAATGGTTGAGGTAGCGACATTATTTTCTCTACCCCATAAATGGAAGTTCTTGACAAGCGTAGCATCGTTTGAGTGGTTCGTGGTGTTCAAATTACTCGCTAGGTAATTCCGTCAATATATTTAGCTTGGCAAATTCACCTTGTATCTCTATAGCTAATTTATCATAAGCAATTGCAGCTTCTAGTTCCGAATCAAATTGGCCAATATAATGGCGCACATTTTCATATCGTATTGAAGCTTTCCAAATACTTTTAACAGAGTCGTACCATACTCCTTTATATTTACTGGTACCGTTTATTTGTCGACCCTTATTATACTGATTTTCTAAAGCTGTAGCTAATCTTAAGTTTTCGATATGATTATTAAGACGGTTTCCGTCACAGTGATCTATAAATAAATCATCAGGGACTTCCTTATTAGTGAGTAGATACCATATTACTCTGTGTATATAGTAATATTTCCCATCAACTCTCATTCGTCTATAACCATCCTCAGAAATATAACCGGATTCCATATCTTTTCTAACAGAACCTCTAGAAATACGATTATATAATTTACCATCTTTGTAGTAGAAAAGGGCCTTTAAGCGTTCTATCTTCATTTTTAATCTCTCTAAATATTTAACTACTGCATATTGCTATGCAGGCCAGACTATATCTTACTTTCCATGTCTCTGCGCTTCGAGCACGCTTGTGCCCTACATAATAGTCGTTGCACTACCCTAATACTTGGCATTCCATGCCGGATAGCTCAGGATTGTCCCATAGGGAGATCCCCTGAATTCACAGAGTTTTATAACGGCCAATTCCAACCGTTAACAGCGAATGCCGTTCTTGCTTTGGTTGCGTCTGCAATATCATTGATCTTACCTTCTGCATTTACTGTTTGTTCCCACCAGGTGGCTTCTGTTTTCTGAGCTATTTGTAATACGTTATTAACCCAGTTACCATCTTTATCTTTGTACGTTAAACGTTCCTCAAAAGATTGGGTAAAGTTTTGTTCAATAATCTTACCATCGAAATTAACCCAAGGGACATTAGTCCAAGACTTAGGTAATTTGTTTGCTGTAAATATTTCAAAGCCTTTGGATATTACTAATTTTTCGATCGGCTCAATTTTGTATACCTTAAATCCAGTTCTTCTATCATCGGGTGCTTTAACACCATAAATCAAATCTGCTAAATTACCATCAGGCTTCCATCCATCAAATCTACGTAAAAATTTTTCGGAAACAGGCTCTCCAGCTTTAATACCAAGTATTTCACTAACTCTATCTGGTAATGTATAACCTTTACCTTTAACGCCTAATACGCCAGTTTTAATAATGCTCGTCCAATCCAGTTTAGATTGTGAGGGTTTAGCATTCTTAAGAAAATCTTCAGCTAGTCTTCCAAAGAACTTTGTGAAGTCTTTCAGAATAGGAACTTGCTCACCAAGATGTTCAGACATTAATTTAGCTATGGCTTGGAAATCTGCTGGAGTAACAACTCGATCATATTGATGTGACATCTTTTCAACCAGATCTTTTGTCTTAGGATCTAAGAAGTATAATGCTTCCATTATGTCATCACCTGGCTCTTGACCTTTATTAAAGATATCACGAACATTTGCTCTTAACTGTTTCAATTCTTCAGCTGTTTCAGGGTCGAACTTTTCGTACCTAGCAGCTCTAGCTGAGATTTCACTTAATACTGTATCACGGTCACTCGCCTTGACAACTAATGTATTACCTTGTTTTTCTAAAACCTTAGCGAGCTTTCCTTCTACGTTAAGAATCCCAGTTCTCTCACCAGCGCCATAGAACGTTACCATATTCTGAGCTTTAGCGGCTTTACGTAAGTCCTTCTCGTTTAAGCCTAACTTTTGATTAAGCACTTTAAACCGAGGGTCATTATATGTAGCGGCAGCGATCTCATCGTATAGCCTACGTTTTTGACTTGTTGGCACTACATTAGATAACTCTGCTAATTGTTTATTCTTAGTTGTCAATGCAATAATCTGAGCACCTGATGATGAAGCATCTTGTTCCAAAGCCAAGGCTGTCTTGTAATCTGCCATTGTGCCACCGGCTTTAAGATGATTATCTATCTTAGCTGCTTCCATAGCAAATCTCATAAATTTGCCAAGCTCTTCGCCTTCAACTAGTTGTACCATTTCAGACTCTAATATAGCACGAATGTCATTAGGTTTCCCACGTAACATTTTATTACCGAGATCAACTAAATCAGGCCATAATTTATCAGCAATCTTTTGTCTACCTGTAAACGATAACGAATTATATCTCCCTTCGAATGTATCATTTAAGCCACCCATAAAGGCACCTATTTGGTCTCGAAAGTTTCTATATCCTGATTCTCCAAGTATTTTGGACTGTTCGGTATTGAGGAAGGGTCTAAAAGACTCGCCGCTCTGAGGGCTGATAAGACCACGATCGTAAATACGGGCACGATGGTCAACAAAAGCGTGATTACTAAAACTAGTGCCTTTTGATCTGAGCCAGGCCATCGATTTGAAGCGTTCATAAGCGTCTCCTCTAGAAGAGATATAATGTTTATACTCATTGAGTTCATTATACTTTTTAGCATCACCTCTGTCATCTTCGAAATATAAAAGCTTCTGAGTGAAGTCATAGAAATCATCATCTATTTTATATTTAGATTTAGAGGCCCAGTTTAACGCATCAGCTAAGTTCTTATCAACCAAGGCTTCAGGAAAGTCTCCAAAACTATTAGTAGAGGTGATAGGTATTCGAGTATCTTCTAAACCGAAGACACCGTTATCAATAAAATACGTTTTGTAACCCTCGCGGAATACTAGCTTATTCTTCTCCGTTGTAACACCGACACGTAGGCCGACATCCACTTTCCTTGTGAGCTGCGCATACTCTTGTACACGAGGGTCAGTAACACGTATATTATATGATAAGGTGTCATAATAAGGGCCGAATAACTGATTGCTTAAACGGCTTTTCATACGTCTTTTTTGAACACCAAATGTCTCAACTTCAAAAAACTTACTTACATTTTTTGCTTCAAGTAACTTCATCCCTGTATTATACCACTCTTTACGACTCCCGTTGAGATTCGCTAAGTTGTGTAAATCTCTTCCCAATGCAACAGCAAACTGATCTCTATCTGGCATATCTGCCATACTAAGTCTATTAGCGAATTTCAAATAAAATTGTTGTAAGCTGGATTCGCTGATACGCGGTTTACCATTAGGTAATCTTTTTAATTTAAGAGGAATCTTATAATCAAAAGTATTACGAAGTTCTCTTGCAATCTTAGGCGCTGTTTGATCTTCCCATCTGTTCTTAGCTCTTATATTATCTAGAAAGTTATCATGGAGATCTTGTAGTTGTGTGGAGCCTAAAACAGGGTCAATATAGTTATCTTGTTTAAGTTTCTTTAATACATCAGTATCTCTTCTAATCTGTGTTTCAATAGAGTCAGATACGTTCATTACATCAAATTTTATTTGACCTTGAACAACACCTTTAAAATTACCCCATTGTTCACCGTTCTTTCTGAAACGAGTAAAAATGATTCTTAAGTTATCCGATACAACAGCACGTTCGTTAGCACCCATCTTTTCATCTAAGCTACCGATGAACGTCTCAATATAATGTTTATCCTCCGGTTTCAAATCCGTACTTTCTCTCACGAGTTTGAGGTTATTATTGAGCACTGATATATTAGGCTGGTAAAGACGGGTATCTTCATAACGCCCTGTTACAGGATTGAAAACTGTTTGTTCTTCTGTTGGCAATTTTGTCAAGACTCTATTCTTAGTAGCTTTCTTATTGTGTAATAAAGTCCCACGATAATTGGTTAAACTTAGAGTACCATCTAATTCACCAGCTTGTAATAAGTAGTAATCACGAAGTGTATTCGTGAGTTTATTGTCATTAAGGAAGTCTTCAGGCTTTGTAGCCGTTAATTGCATTGCATCAAGCTTAGCTTTAGCGTTAGCAAACTTCTGAGTGTCATTTGGAAGTGTATATGTCGAATCAGTCATCTTACGAAGCTCATTAATACCTATGGTATTACCTTCTGCATTAGTAAATCTATCTAATGTGACTTGTTGGCTATCGAACATCTGTACTTTTTTATAATCGCCTAAATGTCTTAATTTAACATCTTGTGGCTGACGTAATAACCAATCATTATAAGACTCACGCATTGGAGTATTACCATCATAAAAGGCTTTCTGCTCTTTAGTTAAGTTTTCTAAGTTTCGTTTACGTATTTGGGCAACACCTTCCATCTTAGACATATCATCCCAAGATTTAAACACAGGGACTGTAGTAGATCTACAATGCCAATGTGCAGGCGGTAAGTGTTCTGTATCTGACATATCGTATATATGTCCGTCTCTATGAGCGCACAATGACGATGTACGAGCATCCAATACAGCTACATATTGCCAACCTTGTAAAGCTTTTTCGTTGGCTTTATAAACAGCATGATCAGCTTGTGCTGATACCGATGTAATAGATGTGATGACTAATGCTTTTGATTGCATTCTAGTGATATCATGTATATGACCCTTGCGAACCATCAAAGCTATTTCATCAGGTGATTTACCATCTGCCATACCTTTTCTTATAAGTGCTTCTAACCGAATACGTTCATTCTTAGCTATACCACCCCACCCTTGCTCCATTGTTTGGTTAGCATGTAATGGATTTTGTAAAGCAATCTCTTCCGAGATGATGTTCTTTGGGCGCTCCGTACGCCAGATTTTACCCATAGCTGTTTCGACATTTTGATAAGCATAAGAGATTTGATCAGCTGTTAACGCAAGTAAATCTTTCTTTACAGAATTATTAATACTTTTATACGTTGTTCTAAGTTCTTTATCTACTGCTTCTCTTAATCTATCAAACCCTTGTGAAGATAATTCAGCATCCTTCACAAGCTTGTCTATTTTAACTACATGACCGTCAATAATTAAATCAACCTTGCCTGAAACTCTTCTTTCATATAATCGAATCATTGCTGCGCGGTCAAGTACCTTATCATATATTTGTGTATTACTATTGACGGCCATTTGTTATCCTTTATTTTTATATTTACTTTTACCACTACCAATTGCTCTTGCGCCCAAGCGTGATGCACCGTAATGCAACGCGCCACCTACTGCGGCACCTGCAAGTGCGCCACCTATGCCACCCACAGCAGCCCCACGTGCGCCACCCATGGCAGTCCCCACCAAAGCACCTTGGAAGCCCGTGACGATGCCTAGCGTGCCACCTCCAACGATTGCACTGGATTTTCTGGCTCTAGCAATCACTTTCTCACCACCAGCTTGATTGGCTGTACCGAATGATAGATTGGCTTTGTTACCTGCAATAGCACCGGCTGCAAAAGAACCTACTGGTCCAAATAAAGCACCAATAGCACCGACTTTAGCACCGCCTGTACTGAATGGACCAGTTACCTTAGCTGGGGTCGCTTTATGAGCATGTGCTAATGCGCCACCGCCACCGATGGCATGATGTGAGCCTTTAGCATTCTGATTACCTTTTAAAGCTGTACTTAATCTAAAATTTTTCATTTTGGGTTACCTGTATTGGGAGGTGTGTTAGATGCAGCACCTGCTGCAGCCGCTTTATCTACTTCCATTGCGTAATTGTCATTGTATTGTGTCGCTGCAGGGACTACTAAAGCATCTTGATTAATTTCTTTCTGAGCTTCTTCATCATCATATTCAGGATCTAGAATATCATTACCTTTCAGCATTTGTAACCAGACTGAGCGTGGTATTAAACCGCCTTGATACCAAGTCGTAATTAAGCTTAACCAGTCAGCGCCTAGTGGAACTGGGTCAAAGTCTGCCGATAATTCGAAATGAATATCACAAGCTTTAACATCAGTATCATATCTCCAATTAACCATTAAACAAAGTATTTGTTTCATTGTATTAGAGATCTTAGTACTCAATACAGCCAACTGAGCTGTCTGAGAAGCATTACGAATTTCTAACGCAATACCTGATTGCTCATTTTCTGTTGTGAGCATCCTAATACCGAGTTTAGCCATTTCATCAATAGTAGATTCAATAGCTCTTTGCATATCTTGTAATGCTGCAGTAGGTGTTTCTAATACAGTAGCTGTATCACCTTGTCTTAAACGTAACCAAGAACCTAACCCTGAAGATACAATATCATCAAAGTCTTCGTCTCCCATATCCGACATAATAACAGGTGTATAAGTAGATGCACCATATAATAAATGATTACGTCTACTGATTTTATTATAGAGACTAACTTCTTTATCTACAATAGGCATTAATACAGGCGTTAGCGGAATAATATTACCATTAAGTGGCCAAGCAGGGATATGTGTAAGTTTCTCACCATTAGCAAGAATCCTATCTAAAGTATCTACAAGAATAAATGCACCTGAAGGTAATAGCTGATTATTCTTATTACCTGCTTCGCCTACTCTTAATGTTTGATCGCCATCGTCTTGAATAGAGCCTTGATAAATACGAATTTGGTATTCACCGTTGTCATCTAGTTCATGTACCCAAACTGTGGGTACTCTTCTCGCATGAAACTCATTGATTGTGTAATCATCAGCAAAACCTTTTACGATTACTCGTTTTAAAATAGTTTTACCAAACATATCAGTGGCTGTTGACCAGTTAATAATTGTTTCTGCTTTCTGTAAAATTGGGTAAGGTTTAATCTTGTCTTTAGTTTCTTTATCTAGACTTTCGGCATTAGGGACATTAGGGTAATCCACAAACACCCATGCACGTGATGTTTGAATTTCTTCCCAAATGATTTCATCTAAAAATGAAACTAAAGTACAGTCGTCACGTCCGATATTGTTGACTAGCCAATCTTTAGCATCTTCTGGTACACCATCAGGTAATGTTAGAGTAGGTGGCTTTCTTAATAAACCGCCAACAATCATTTTAGCGAATTGAGAGGTAATACCCGGTAACTCAGCTTCTGCCCTATAAAAGTCGTATTGACTTGAAGACATTGAAGGTGAAAATGGGATTAATAGATTAGATAATCTGGCTAAATCAATATGGGCGTCTAATTCTTTTACTGCGCGTTCCCCATTACAAACAGCTCGGCTTTTGGCCCATGAGGATGCTAAATACATATACGCTTGACAAGGGTCTGCGACTGTTTTAATGGTTCCTGTCATTTTAATCTCTCAAAGCAATATTAAACTCTTCGATAGCGCCTTCAAATACTTGACCGTCAATTCTGTTAACTGCAATAATAGTATCGTCTTCGTTAGCGATAATATTCCAATTAGATTGAATTTTATCATCAAGTACTACAGCCTTAGCTGCAACTGGAACTTTGGGTATTTCTTTTAACTCGGCCATTTTAATTTCCTAAAAACATGTTCATTTCAGCGGTACGGCGATTGGTTAAACCTTTAACCACCTTACCATTATCTTTATTCCATCTGAGGAATTGTGCAGCTACTTCTTTCTTATCTTTCTTACCATTTAATAATTTTAGTAATGTGGAGGTTTTAAAGCCACCTACACCAACATTATATACAAAAGAAACAAGGGCGTCATACTCATATTGAGTTAGTGGTACTTTAACGTTAGCATTAACTGCCAATTCAAATTTAGGCAATGTACCTTTTATAAATAATTCTAATGCGCGATCTTTACTAATCTCGCAATCTTTCATGGTAACTCTTTTACCATCTTCATATTGAATACAACCAATACCGATTGTTGCTACACCGCCACCATCTAAATAAGGCTTTAACTTTAAGCCTTCACTAGTTTCAATAAACAATACACCCTTAGGGCTGATATCCATAAAGTCTCCAAGTTAGGCCCCCGATTAAGAGGGCCTATAAATTAGACTGCTGTGATAGCTGCAACAGCAACACCAACAGCAATTTCTTTTGCTACATCTTGTACATCTGGGTTGCTCACAACTTCTTCCACAACATGTGCGGCATCGTGAACACCATGATCAATAGCTTTACCTGCGTCTTTAAACGCTTTTTCTAAAGCATTCTTCATGATACAGCATCCGCGATAGTGTCGATTGTTACATCAACAACTGTTTCTACGATATCGTGAGGCGCTAAAGGTACAGCTACCTCTACTACTGTTTCTACTGCATCTTTTAAATCGTCTAAAAATGACATATCTTCTCCCATCATATTGCAGGGCCAATAGGCACTGTATTAAAATTAGTTATAACAACTACAACGGTATCTTCAGGAACAACGGGGTTTACAATGTCTACCACTGTACCTGCATTATCAAGAATTTCTTCGATTATATCCATTATGCACTCGGTTTATACATTTCTGTATCTTTAACATTGGCCATATTTTCACCTTCATTATACCCATATGTAAACGCATCATGAATATAATCACATAATAATGAATGAAACCAATCTGTATGATCTTTAATTAACTTAATTTTCTCTTCTGGAGTGTAAGCTGCACTTTCTTGAACTGTGCCAATTTTAACTGCCAGTTTAAGTAATGCTTCTTTTTCTTCAGCAGATAATTTTACTGTATGTACTACTTGCATTTGTACTCCTTATATGCCGCAAAGAATCTACGTGTAATAGCCTGTCCTTCCGTTGTCGAAAAGAATTCAGGAACACACGTTTGATTTTCTGGCACCGATAGCCATTGTTGTTGCTCTTCAGTCAAGGCAGAGCCTATAGCAGAAAGCATATTAACGCCTTCATTTGCTACAGGTTCTGCTTGTAAACTAGGTGGTTGTAACTTCGCCATCTCTGCCTGAAGAACTCGCTTCACTGTCTCTTCCACTGACTCTACCCTTTTTAAAGCTTGTGCTTTTACGGGTATCATCTGAGATTGGAGAAGTTCGATCTGTCTCTGGATTGCTGACGAGTCCATACTTTGACTTTAACCGTTCACTCGGTTGTTCGTCGCATTTTGGGCGTTTCCCGTTAAGGTACTTCCAATGGCAATCGTTTGTTGTGTATTACGTTGTAATTCACCGTATAATCCGTTTACTAAACCCGATAAGTTTTGCAACTGGGCTTGTTGTGCTGTTTGTGTAGCTGTTTGATTAACGTTAGTTACAACATCTACATTACCAGAACGAACATTTTCAGCCGCTAACTGACGTGACAACTGTACTTCTAGTACACCTACTTCACGTTGTAATTGTAATTCGCGAGCATTTGGGAGTTGATCTTTAAGATCTGCGATTGCGGCACGTGTAATATTACCATCAGCAACAACTGTAGCTGTGATAATTTGTGTATTACGTAAACCATCAATAGCAGCGTCTTTAGCGGCTAATGCAGATGCTGCTGCAGATGCGGCAATAGAAGCATTAGTTGCAGCAAATTGTGTATTAACATTTGCACTCAATACTGCGATATTTGATTCAATATCATTAGAGTGACTATCAATACTATTAATAATATTTGCCTGACCTTGCATTTGAGCAATCTGAGCTTGTAATACTTGGTTTTGAGTAGCTGCATTACCTTGGTAGACAGCTGCTTGTAAATCACCTTCAGCTTGCCATACTTCCTTACCAACTTGCGCTACATCACGTCTTACTGCTCCAATATCCTGCATGGTATTAACCCCATTCACAATCCCTTGTACTTCACTTACTGTTGCTCCGCGTTCGGCTGCTACAGCTGCCGCTGCACCATCACCGTTGTTGCCGAACAATCCACCTCTCCCACCGAAAAGAGCCGCACCTAAGATTAAAGGTGTGATTGCGCCCATTCCCATGTCATTTCCACCAGCCTGTGGCATTGTAAAGATATTTGGTGTTGTCATGTCAGCCATTTAGTACTCCTTAAGAATTTAAAAGTGTTGTTGTATTTTCCTCTACAACTTGAGGTATTTTGAAGAAGAATTGTGCTTCTTCTATTGTATCAAACCAATACCATCCTTCAATGGGTAATCCATAAGTATCTTTTTCTGATTCAAAAAGACTATATAATCCACTTTCTACTTGTGAACCATAATATAATTCATTGTTATCATATTTGTAAAACATATTTTTATCCTACTATTGTATAATTTCTTGCTAATGCCTCAAATGTATTTAAAAATCTGAAGCTTACAGACGTAGCAGACATTGGTATTGTTGAAATAGGACGATCTAATGTAATAGATGTATTTGCTACAAACGATACCACTTTAGTAGCCCATCTAACTACCCCAGTCCCTGATGAATTTACTGTCACTAATGGTCCTCCACTTGTCAAAGATACTTGAAAATTAGTTGATGTAGAGTTGATAACATAATATAGAGTAAATGTAATAATAGAAGTAGTTGTATTTACTGATGTAAAGAATATCTTATCACCATCACTAAATCCATGAGCAGTTGTAGTAGTAACTGTATTTGTTCCAGTTGTAAAAGTAACTGTTCTAGTTGTAGGAGTTGAAATATACATACCAACTTGAAGTGTTGATGTAGCTGAAGTTGTTAAAACAGTAGTACTTGCTGCACCTGTACAACTTAATGTTGGACCAGCAGTTGCACCTGTTGCAACAGTAATAGTCATAAGTTGAGTAGGTGAAATTTTTGCTACATTTGCAAATATAGATTCAAGTTGTGTTTTATTTAATCTTGTATTTAAAAATGAAGTACCACCTCTAATAATCATATTACATTTTTGTAAATTATACGCGCTAGCAGCAACTGTAGTAAAACCTCCAATCGGACAAGCAGTAGTAACTAATGCCGGTACAGTAACTATACCAGAACCTTGAAACATACTTGACATATTAGTACATGCTACTGTATTAAATGTAGGAATTGCAGCTAAACTAAAACAACTATTAAACATACTTGTCATATTTAACACATTACCGGTATTAAAAGATGGAACTGACGTCAATGCAGTACAACCATTAAACATATATGACATATCTAACACATTACCAGTATTAAAAGATGGAGCAGATGTCAATGCAGCACAATTATTAAACATATTTGACATATTACTAACATTTGTTGTAGTAAAAGATGGAACAGATGTCAAACTAAGACAATTATAAAACATATATGACGTATTAGTATTTGCTGGTGTATTGAAAGATGGGACTGACGTCAATGCAGGACAATTATAAAACATATATGACGTATTATTACATACTGATGAAGTAAAAGATGGAACTGACGTCAATGCAACACAATTATAAAACATACTTGCCATAGTAGTAACCGCATTTGTTTTAAACGATGGAATTGATGTCAGTGAACTACAACCGGAAAACATATTTGACATATCAGTAACATTTGTTGTAGTAAATAGATTTACTTTTTTTAATTTAGAACAACCGGAAAACATTCCAGACGTTAAACCTATACTCGGAGTTGCTAATATTGGACTTTCTTCTAAATTACTGCAACCACTAAACATTGAATTGGCATTATAAGTTCCAGTTGTATCTAATATAACTCTTTTTAATGATTTACAACCTTGAAACATAGCTTGTCCATTCGAGCCTACTTTCATCGGTGGTGGTGAATCTAATGAATAACAGTTATTAAACATTAAAGAAGAATTATTATTTGATGATGTATTAAATGTAGACGGCAACGATACTAATGAATAACAGTTATAAAACATATATGACATACTGGTACACCATGCTGTATTAAAACTTGGAATTGTTTGTAATGCAGAACAACCATAAAACATACTTGAACAATTTATAAATGCAGCTGATGTATCAATTATTACATTTTTTAATGCAGAACAACCATAAAACATATAACCATTTGATTGATTATTAGCTATAACACCGATGGTTGCTTGTTCAAGTAACCATGGTTTAATTGCAGTATCGCCGCCTGTAACATTAAACGCATTCATTGTTGGCATATTTACAGAAATATCCAACCAATTGGTAGCATAAGTTGTTTGGGGATTACTTGGATGTGGATTATGTAAATACATACTTGTAACATTATTCACAGTAACAGGAGTTACTGTAATAATTGCTTGTTTATATGTTAAATTATTACGTGTAATTAAAGTAGTATTACTAACATCATATGTTGAATAATCATATTCATGTGAAGCAGTTACACCTGTAGCATACGTATTATTAGTTCCGTCACCCCAATCTACATAATAACTACCAGAGCTATTATTTACTCGGAATGCAACATAATTTGCATTTTCAAAAATAGCATATAATCCAACAAACTTATAATCAGTTGTAAGTAATGTCGGTAATGTCAACCACCCTGTAGGCCGAGTATATGGAGTAACTGTAGTCTCTTGATCTGGTGCAGATAATTTTTTATAATCAATTGATTTTGATTGAATATTGCCAATTGACATTATGCAATCTCCGATCCAAATAATGAGAATGAAACACTGGCATTTGCTACGTAGACTGTAATAACATCAGTCGTTGCTAATGTAATACCTAATGTTAAAAAAACAGAATCACCTTGGTTTATAGGGGAATCATATACAATATAATGTTGTGGTGCTAATGTAGCACCAGCTGGACGAATTGCAACTCTATAGGTAGTTGCTTGTCCAGTGTTTGCAATTACTAATGTACTGCATACTGCTGAAGTTGCAGCTGGTACTGTATATAAGTTTGTATTTGTTGTTATAGCTGGGGCTGATTGTCCCAGTACTTTGTATGTTGTTGCCATTTTTTTATGCCCCCATTAGTAGAAAATTAGTTTCGAGACCACTAACAGTGCTACTGCCACCAATTGCACTAATAATACCATTATTAATAGTTATTGTTGTACCGTCTACTTTTACAATACCAAGAACTGTAGTACTTGCCGTTTGGATAATAACTTTACCGCCAGTTGCGCTAATAGTGTCGGTAGTATGATCAAAATTAATTGACATATTATACTCCTACGGCACCCGCCATATCAGGTTGTTGAACTACCCAGTTATAAGATTTTTCAAGAAATGCTGTACCATTTTGTGCTTCAATTTCTAATAATGGTACATGATAACGTCTAAAATCAACATCACGAGTATCTTCATTAAGCGGACGTGAAGCATAGCCCACAACATCAATCATAACTGAGAATGTCGCACCACGTTGACGGCCAATGGATGATGTAACAATACGGAAGTAAGCGCCTGAAAAAGGAACTCCGTAATTGCTTGTTTGTAAATCTATTTGAATTGCCATTTTGTTTCCTTATGCGTTAATTACTTCAACTGAATCAATATTACAAACCCAGCGAATATTTGTAGCTGATTTATACCCACTAGTGACCGCTAATCCTTTATTTGTATTATCAGCTGTAAAAGTTGGAACTGCTCCTAATCCTATTGTATCGACAATAGTATCTACAGAAATACTTGAAATTGATACTGTTCCGCCATTGTTAACAATAGCACCTTTAAACATATAAGATGCCATATTAGCAGATGCAGATTGCTTGGCTATTAGAGTGCCAAAGAATGTCATAGCTTGGTTGGTTGCCACGATAAGCTGGTTGTCTGTAGAGGCTGCCGCTTGGTTTGAAGTTAAGACGACTGCTGTCGTGGTTGTAGTAGCTGCGCGAAGAACTATCTTACCAAATTGAGCATCGCCATTAGCTCCAAAAAACCTTGATGCAAAAGTATATTTTCCAAACTGCGACGATTTTGCTGAACTGCCTATCGCAACCGATGCTTCTCCCGCTGCAAGAGACGTGTATCCACTGCCACTATCCGTGCTTATTGCTACACCTCCAGTCCCTGTCACTGAGGAGTTAGTTCCAAGAGCAATCCCAGTATAAGAAGAAGGACTGCAGTTAGCATTATATCCAATAGCAATTGATTGTTGACCTGCTGAAACAGAATTATATCCAATAGCAATACCTTGCCAACCTGATTTAGCATGATACCCAATAGCAATACCATTTGCACCATTCGCTCCATATGTACTTGTATGGTCTGCAATAATTGCAGAGAAAGTATTCGTACTAGAAGCATAAGAATCGCCAATTGCTATAGAGCCTGTTCCTACAGAAACCGCACCGTATCCTGACGAGCCTTGTCCAATCGCCATACTACAAGTACCACTGGCAGCTGCATTAAAACCCATTGCTATAGATTGTTGACCAGTGGCAGTTGCGCCCATAACAGCTACTGCATATAAATTGTTTGCGTTTGCTGAACACCCAATTGCAACTGAATAGGTACTTTGAGATTTAGCTGCGTAGCCGATAGTCATACTACTTGCTCCAGTAGCCCCATAGATACTAGAATTGCTTGCAGTATTAGCAGCAAAACTGTCTGTACCAGATGCGTAAGAGCCGCCTAGGGCCATTGCCCCTGAGCCTGTTACAGCTCTTGACCCAGCTCCACCAGAATTATCCCCAATAGCTGCCGAATAGTTTGAGCTTGCTGAAGTATCTAAACCGATAGCCGTAGAACCTGTACCACTGGATATTGCAGGGTTTCCAGATAAATTTGAGCCTATAGCGATTGAGAAATTTCCAGACGCTGTAGAGCCGCTATTTGATGCTGTCCCTATAGCAATAGCACTTCGCCCAGACGCTACAGGGCGTAAATCGGTACTTACAATATTCTCAGCATACCCGCGCATTGTCTTTTTATAAGACGTTTGCCAGTTTGTACCATCACAAACAATATCAAGACCTTCGCCACGTCTTAAAATAAGCGTAGCAACACCATCAATCGTTTCAGCGGCATTTGGGTCAATCGTAATAGCATCTGCAACAGTTGCAGACGTATTCCAAATAGTACAAGTAAATCCAGAACCAAGTGTTGCAGCGGCTGTTAAACTGACAGTGAACGTACCAGAAGTACAATTAATAATTTTACCTAAATCTGCAGCCGTTACGGTATATGCTACTGCTGTATTGACAATAGTTAAAGCTGCACTACCTACAGTAATATCCCCAGAGCCTAATATGCTGTTTCCGCCAACAGTTTTAATATTTGTACCAGACACTAATGTCGCTTGCTTGCTATCTACAGCGTTAACCAGGTTCTGCAGATTGGTATCCATTTCAGTAATAGTTAAAGCAGAACCTTTATCAGCCCGCTTAGTAATAGCAGTAGCCATGTCCTACTCCTTAAGTAATTTGGAGTTTCCAATTTAGTGTTAAGGTATCTGCGGCTGCTTTATCAATTACGTTAGTAAACACCGTACGAGCAACCAAAGTGCCTGCTGAAGATGCATTAAATAATCCAGCTTCTTTAATAGCAGCGCTAGTGGCCGCGCCTGCAGCCCATGTGGTACTGAATTGAATAGTATCGTTAAGTGCAGTTGTTGTTAATACACTAGAAGTTGCAGCAGCACGTGAGCTGCCTAACGCAAGAGCTAATGCTGTGTCACCAGGGGCAACAGCTGTGGCACCCGTACCTAATTCGATGTGACTAGGTGAGTTAACTGTGGGTGTAGCTTGAATGCGATTAACAATCATAGCCTTGCCTGATGTTACAATAGTGTTACTAACTTGTTGGTCAATAATATTGCCATTCGTATCTGTTAGAATTGCTTCTACAGTACCTTTTAGTTGAAAGTTTTCGTTCATGTTGGGTATACTCCGAAGTAAAGAGGGTCTATATAAGTAGAATCCAAGTAGTCTTGGAATTGGTATTGAGTTGTAGAATCTGAAATTGATAAAGAATCAGATAATGATTTTGTGTAATCAGCAGAAATTGTATCAGATATTATTACAGATTCCGATAAAGGTTTATTTAATATAAAGTCTATAGGGTCACTAAATGATAGATTATCTAGAATAATAGTATTTCTAATTAAGCTAACTGAATCCAATAATGCAATTGGTGATATAAAATCTTTTGCCAGTATTAATGAGATAGTATCCATTAAGGATAACACTTCATTATCTACGGGAGCACCTTTGAATTTAAGATAATCGGCTGCATCAATAGCACTAAATGTGTCAATAAGTTCTTTAGTAAAATCTATACCAATAATATCAGAGATGCTAATAGCCTCTAATGTTAAATCAGATTCAGCATCGCTAGTTGCATCAATAAATTGGAAAATATCGAAGACTTCTTTGATAAATAATATTTCTGAATAGTCTTGACTGCCGAAAGTTTCAATGAGTGGGTTATCTCTAACTATTTCAATCGAATCTAAAGGCGTTAAATACTCTTGAAGTGGAATATCTCTCTCTATTACGATTGTCTCATTTATATTAAAATTTTCTTGGAGTTCTACGGAACGCTCTTTAACTAATATATCAGTCACGCTAAGTATGTCGAATATTTCTTTACCTACAGAGACGTTTATAATGTCCTGTAAATTTAAAGCATCTAATATTGGTCTTGATAGATTTAATTCTATTAAATCACTTGAAGTGAGAAAATCATTTAAAATTTTAACGCGTTCTATAGCAACAACATCTGATGCTACAAATAGCTCACTATCCACTTCAGTCTCTTCATCAGAGAAGAAGTCTATTAGCGTAAATGTTTCCAAGATATTTTTGGTTAAATTTAATGATATATTGTCGCCACAAGAAATATAACTAAGTAGTTCTTTAGTTTGTAATAATGAGACAATATCTATAGCAGAATAAACATCGGCTAAAGCTCTATCCATTACTTTAATAATTGTTATAATTTCTGATATAGTAATATTTTCCAATAAATCTTTAGCTCTAATTAAACTAATATTATCGCCAAAAATAGAAATATCTATAAATGGTTTTGTTATAGCCAATGCAATCTTATCATCAATCGTTACAGTTTCTAGCAATTCTCGCGAACGAGCAAGCGTAATATTATCTGAAAATAGATATAAATCACGTATTTTATTTAAATACCCTCCAAACCTAACAGGCTCATTCGTGTCATAAGCTATATTAATAGGGTTTTGTTTTGGCGCTACAAACTTATTAACTGTTGTAGTTGCAACAATAGGAGCTTTTGTATCTAAACTGACAACTATTTTCATGGAACAACATCAGTAGGACTGAATAATATCTCTACCATGCCTCTAATAGGTTTCCAAGTTCGTCTATAGCCAGAAGGGTTTGTTGGTTCTGTAACACTAAGTTCAAAGAAACCATATACAGAATATCCTACTTTAGGCTGTACGGCCCATGTTGAGCCTAAGTCACTAGGGAATCTAATATAAATATCATTAATACTAATTTCCACAAAATCATTTGAAGTTAGGACATCTGTAGTTGTGATAACTACACATTTATAATATTTAGAGTTATATAAAACTACATCGCCATATGAATATGTATTACTTGGAATATATACAGTTGGTGTATTTGGCTTAACGACAGAGAGAGGTGTCTGTATACCACTAGTTTTTATATCGAGAGGTTTAGTTTCCTGTTCAACTTCATTTTTTGCTTCTATAACTACTGCTTCAAAAGTATAGGCAAGAGAAGCATTTGTTATAAAACTTAATGTAATAGGGAATTCTAATTGCTCTCCCTTTACAAATGACCATAATACATTACCACCGTCATTGATAAGGTCATCTTCAATAACTGTTAGCTTAGACCTTGCCATTTCTTAACTCCGATCTATCTGCCTTGTTATCCAACTTACTAAGCACTTGATCCAGTTTCCTTCCTAGAGACTCGCCTAGATCTTTCAAGTCCTGTTTCTTTGCATAATGGTCTGCCATTTGCAATTCTAGGTCTTCTAATTTGTCTAGCTTTTTGGATATTTCAGTAAGTTGTAGTTGCATATCACTACGTTTAACGTAGTCATTTGCGATTAATAATTTTAAAGCGTTCACTTCTTTCTCAGAGTCTGCTAGGCTCGTTTGTATTCCATTTAATTTTGCTACACCTAATGTAGCAATGAAACTAACAATACCTAAGACTATGTTTACCCAGTCTTGTGTATCCATCTTTAATCCTTTAGAAGTTAAACCCACGAGAAGTACGTTTACCGCCCGTTTGAATCGGATATAGGTACTCTACCGCATAGCGTATGCCATCGGAGAAATGTTCTAATCCTTCCGACTTATCAATGGTCGCTATATCTAAGTTCCTTTCGGTCCATTTAGTTCTTTCTAAAGAAACAATGGTGCCTGAACATCTGGGATGTATATATAAATCTATTTTACCTGAAGCTGTCATTAGCTTACGATTAACTGCTGCAACACTATCAATGATAGGCGGAGCCGCTCTGTGTGCCATGCATATAATGCCATATGATTCTAAGATGCTAAAATCCGTTCTTCCCACTGCCGCAGAAGTCTTTCTAGCTCTTCCTGATGGATCTGGGTAGGCATAAATCTTATGTCCTGCGTATTTTGTCTTGAGCGCGATGGCGAGTGTTTCTGTATCCGGATGGCCCTGCATTTCATCGAGGAACTGCATTTGGTGACCCCTGAGGGCAAAGATACTGGAACATTGGCGCATAACATTGAAATCGATACAGACATGTACATCTTCCTCTTCATCAAATGGTTTTAAAGTCGCATCTAAATGTTGTTTTCTATCAAAACAATAAAAGACTGAATTACCTGATTCTGCAAATGAAGCTAAATATTCTGATGCCCATGTGACTGGGTCTAATTTGTCTTTTAATTTCTCAATCTCATCTATATCAAGGAAAGGCGATTGTCTATAATCATAATGATAAAAACCCCAATCATTATCTGTTTCATGATATGTACATAGTTTATGAAAGAAGTTATAACCTTTAGGTGTTGATATGATAAGCGATCTACCTGGAGATCTCGCACCTATCGCTAAGGCTCTTTTATTACTCCATCTAGTTGCAATCGTAGGTTGTATAACAGACTGCCATGCATCTTCAGCACCAATACCTTTAGTACATGATGATGTTTCATCCCATACAACAAAGTAGGCACCTTTACCACGCATACGTTCCACTGATTCATATGATAATAAGATTAGTTCTACACCACCTCTAAACCAAAAGCGTCCGAGGTCTCTTGAAGATTTAGTGGCGTAGTTTTCTATTCCTAATTCAAAATTAATTAGTGGATAATAAATGTCCTTAACCTGATCGTAAGTAGGTGCAATAATATAAACCTTCTTATTAGGCACTTTCTCTGGTAATTCGAGTAACTCAAATATAGCCGTAATAGCACACACGGCAGCCATATATGACTTGCCCCAACCCCTAGCACAACATACGGTACTATATCTAATTGATCTTTCAACGAATAAAGCTTTATAAATATCTGATTGAGCTGGATGTAAGTTAATAGCCATGCTTTTCTCTTATGATGTCTAATACATCATACAGTATTATGAAACATAATTGGATAACCATCATAAAAGCCCATTTATCTGTTTCCATCCAATAGAATGAACCTAACAATAACATATTAATTAACATAACGCACCAATTCTAAAATATCTGTAATTAGTACCATAAACCATAAAGGCTTAAGTGGGACTTCTAACATTAACAAACCAACACTAAGACTAATGCTCAACATTAACAAGACTATCATCAAACTCATCTTCTGTATCTCCTATAGTGTATGTATCACCACTATTGCTTAAATTAATTACTAATGCCGCTCTTTCAACAGCATTACCCGTATCTGTTTCAGGCACCCTACCATAA